TTCGATAAAAGTTTGATGACCATAAAAATATTGAGCTTCAAGTATATCAACCTCATTCATGAAGTTTACAGCAAGATTATCAATAACCAACCCATCCGATATGGCAAAAAACGCGAGAATATTTTTTAAATATATTTTTTCGTTTTCATTTAATTCATCATATCTATCATTTGATAAATCAGTTTCCTCAGCAACCCACGTTTGTTTTTCAGCATTTTTGTAAAAATTCCATAAATCGTTATGTTTGATGGGGAAAATTGAATAGCGTTTTGATAAGTCATTTGTTTTTAAATTCATGATAATAATTTTTTGTTGTGGAATAATAAATATTAGCAAAATAAGATTAATTCTGCGGATTTTGATTTTCAGTTAAAAAATTTCTGTAAAGTTCTTTTCTTCTATTTTTACTTTCAATTTCTTTTTTGTTTTCAAAACCCATTTCTGTAAGTTGTTCGTCAGTGTCAATAATTAATCCATCATTATCGAACTTACAATTCTGAAAAATAATACCATCTTTCCCAAATCTGTTTTTAAGGATTGCAATGGTAGCTACGCCAGATTCTTTTTGTTCCAATGTCTTAGCAATACTGCACACAAAATGCGCAATACGAGGTTTCATCATTGAACCGCCTGTGTTATTAACTTTAACTACCTCCATAGTTGTTGATGCTCTATCACCTTGTGTGGCTGTCCAACAAGCAACATTAACTTCTTCAATGGCACTTTCAAGTATTCTCATAATTCTACCCTCATCAGCCCATTCATTTGAATTAGACCTTTTTTGGTCATCTTCCAATGATAAGCAATCAATATAGTCAATAACCAAAATATCAATAGGGAAACCTCTTGAATTTAATTTTTTAATTATATTTTTTAAGTTTGTGACAGTAACACCATAAGCAGGTAGTTTTTTAAGAAACAAATTATTTCCAGATAATTCGTTTTTAACCCTGTTTATTTTGTTAATTAAAATATCCTTATTTGAAGTTTCATTAAGTTGGCTTGAAGGTATTCTTGAAATGACTGAAAAGTGCTTTCTTTGAATTTCTTTTTTCTTATCCTCAAAAAATACATGAAGCACATTTTTACCATTCATAAAAGCTTCATTAGCAACTTTAGTCAAAAAAGTAGTTTTTCCAACACCCAAAGGTGCAATAACCAAACCCAATTCGCCTTTAGAAAGACCGCCTTTTAATAAATCATCAATTCCTGAAACACCTGTTGGAATAGGGTCTCGATAATCATCTGCAAGAACATCTTCAATATTATCAAACAAATCGTCAGGGTCACTGATTTCTTTAAATATTAAAGCTTCTCTTAACCTATTTTCTATTTGGTCATAATCATCAACAACACCTCTTTCAACTCTTTTGCTTATATCAGCCAATACAATTCGTAATGACTGCATTTTGCAAAACTTTGTTACATATTCTTTAATATTTTTATTTGTAACATTTCTGTTTTTTATTTCCTCTAAAGTGTCCAATATCTGTTGTCTAAACCCACTTTCAGGAATTTCCATATGTACTTCCGCTTCTAATGAAGGGAAATTAATAATAGATGAATGCTTTTTGTAATAATTTTTTATTAAAAAAATAAGTTTTTGAAAGGCTTCTATTTTAAAATGTGATACATCAAGCGTTTCAATAACTGTTTCCCCAAATTTTCGGTCAACAATAATTTCATTAAATAAATCTAATTGAAATTCATGACCTAAATCATAAAGTTGTGTTGATTTTGACATTTATTATAATTTTAATTTTAAGCAAATTGTGTATCAAATGATGAAGTTGAAAATCTTTCCATAGTGCTTACATCGTCTGACAAACATTTTTGAATAGGATTAATCAAATTAAATATAAGATTTTTAATATTCACCTTATACCTAACCGAAGCAGGATAAATTCTCGCATCCCAAGTTCTATTTGCAATAACATTGCCATCACATTTAACAACCATAGTAAGAAAATCTTCTGAATCATTCTGGTCATAAGATGGGTTGTCCCAAAAATAATCCGAGTATTTATTCATGAAATCAATACTCATGTTTTTAAGATGTTCATGAATAATTTCTTTGTTATTGTCAATAACTTCTTTGAAATCCCAAGTTTCAATAATATCCTTATTGAATCCAATAACATTGAAAAATCTTTGTACAACAATGTTTTTGTTTAAGTAAAGAGTAAACTCAAAATTACCCTGTTCATTTTTACCACTTTTGTTACTCATAATTTAAAAATTTTGATTTTTGTAAAATGTTTTTTCTTTATTTATAATAGTAATAAAACTTGACCAAAAATTAAAGAAGTAATCACCATTATTTGGTAAAAAAGTTATCAACTCATCTTCGGCCAACATTTTCATTACTTCATTAACACCTCCACGACCATCTGGACAAATAGCATCATTTATAACCTCATTTATTGATTCCTCTAACTCTTTAGTTATGTTTGGAGTATTCAAGTTAATAACCTTATCCATAAATGTGTAGTAATCTAAACCATAAGTTCCCCATTTTGTTTTACCTTCTTTTATATTTTTTAATTTATTATTTTTAGGATTTTCAATTAGAAGCTCTTCGGTTCTTTCTAAGAGCCATTCTTTTGTTTTTGGCTCATTCTTTAGTTCAGGAAATAATTTGATAACAGTATCTTCACCTACACTCTCAATTCCAGATATGTTATCTGATGTATCTCCTGCAATTAATTTTATAAGACCAACATTTTGTTGATGATACTTAAAATAATCATTAAAATTATAATTAGTTACCATTAGTTTTTTACCATGTAAAAAAACTTTCGTATCCTCATCAATAAGTTGAAGCAAATCTTTGTCATTTGTATATATTATTTTGTTTTCATTATTGCAGTATTTAGTGTATAAAGCAATACTGTCATCAGCTTCACAATTTTCAACTTCAACTTGTCTTATAAACAATTCTTCTAAGTATTGTCTAATCCTTAATCTCTGATATTCCAAATCATGTTTTTCATCAATTGTTACTTTATCATTTCTATTTGTTTTATAATATGGGTAATATAATTGACGATAACTCTTTGAGTTTTCGCCTTCCCAAAAAACAACAACTTTTGTAACAGCATAATCTTCATAAAACCTTTTGATGGTATTTATGAAATGTAAAATGGCTCCAGAACTACCATTTTTTGTTTTGATTTGTCTGGAGCCATAAAAGCCTTGCTTTAAAAGACTTTCACCATCTATAAGTAAACTGTTAATTTTCTCCGTCCGAGTACTCAACTTCTTCTTGAACTTCATATTCTTCAAATTCAAAGTCTTCACCAATTTTTTCAGCCCAATAAGAAAATGTTTCTTTCTTATATTCTTCTAAAGCTTTTTTATCTTTTTTATCATCAGTAATGAATCCGTGAGGTGTTACAATAATTTTAGAATCTGTATAACCAAGACCATTAATGTGATTTTTATCAACAGTAACTTTAGTTCTTGTCGCAAAATTAATCTTTCTACCATTTTTTGTAGCATCAATTTTTTGAATACCTCCTTCAGCTTCATTACCAAATCTAAATACTAAAGTAGATGCTGCATAAACAGCTTCACCACCTTTAGGCTTTATCTTTGGTTGACCCCTAGGGTTATCAGGAAGTTTTACCCAAGGTAAATTACAAACAATAATTGCATTAATATATTCATAACCTTCTTTTCTGCTGTTATTAATTCTTTGATTTAAACCAAATTGAATTTTATCAGCCAAAGCTTTCGCTGTATGTTGAGTACCACCTTTACCTTCATAAGTCATTTTGCAAGGTATTGAACCAATAGAATCCCAAAAAAATGCTAAACTATAAGGTAAATTACCCTTTTCTTGTTCATCAAGCATTTCATTAATAAAATCAGTTATTTGCTCAACATAATTAAAATCATCTCTATACAAGAAAAAGCCATCCCATTCTCCCGTCTCCTTATTTTTTTCACAATCCAAGCCCATTATTTTGCAATGTTCAAAACTCCATTTTTTTTCTGTTACAATAAACACAGGTAGTATTTTAAGTTTTTGAGCTGAAACTGCTGACGCAATCAAAGCTGTTGTTTTACCTGTGTTTGTATGACCTAAAAGCATGTTTATATGTCCCATTGCTGGCCCTGCAACTCCACAGGCTTCATGAAAAGCTTCCCCACAAGAAAGAAAAATATCAGGTTTATATTTTGTTGTTGTGCTATTTTTGGATTTAAAAGTAGCAAAATCAAATTCTTTTTTTCTAATTGCCATAAGTTAATTTTTATTAAATTTGTGAAAAAAATATGGGTGCGCATTAAACGCACCCATTGTAAAGCATTTTTAAAAC